CGGACGCGGTTCTTTCCATTTCCAGGAGCGCAGGCCACACAAGTACTCGCCCATGTCGTTGGCGATGTCCTGCATGTTCAGGCTGTCTGATCCAGGACCGCGGAGTGCTTGGTACATCTCCCGGTAAATCTGTCCAGCGATCAGGCCCATGTGCTGCTCCTAGTTGTGTGAGTGTGCTGCCCGGTGCGAAATCCGGGCAGCACTGCCGAAGAGAAACCGAAGGATCAGTTGTTACCGAAACCCTCGATGCCGTTGAAGAGCACGTCCGACGCGCCCCCAGAGATCCCGGTCGTCGCGATGGCGATGATCTTCTGGTTGCCGCCGGCGGTGCCGGAACGAGCCAGCGTGCCACTCGTGGCCGGGATCATGGTGTCGCCCTTTGCCGTCGAAGCCGCCACCAGCGCGCCGCTGAACTTCCCGCGCACGTGAAGCCAGCCAACCGGGTCCACGGACACGTCGATGTCTTCCTCGGCCAGGCCGAAGAAGTACGCCGACAGCGAGTTGACGTTCGACGCGACAGCGTCAGGGAGACGCACCGTGTTGATGGCGTCCGACCCCGGATCACCGCCCAACCCGTAGGTGAAGTCGGTGATGCTGTCAGCATCCGCCAGGTCGAACATCACGTGGGTCCCCCTGGGGATGTCCCCGTCGCTCACGTCGAAGTGAACACGGACCCTACGCAGTGACGGGAAGATACCCTCGCCGGGGCCTCCGCCTGCTTTTTCAAAACTCATTGTCTCTTGCCTTTCTTGTCCCTCGTTAGAGGAGGACGGGTTTGGATCAGGTGGTGGACGGCGGGGTCACGTAGCCCGTCTGGTTAGCAGACGGAGCAACCGTTCCCTGGGTCCGGGCGTTGTGGAGCACCACGTTGTAGTAGGTGTCCACGTAGACCGTATGCCGGCTGGGCTGGCGGTACGGGTTCTGGGGCGCGTGCTTCTCCATGTACATCTCCGAGTGGAAGACGGGGCACATGTCGTCCAGGTTGGAGAAGTGGAAGCGCGGGCCCGCGATGGAGTCTCCGGTGTCGGTGTAGTCCGCCAACGCTGCCGAAGAACCAGTCGGGTAGATCTCCGCCGTGTCCAGGAGGGCGCAGTACTCAACCGGCACGCCGTGGATCGTCGGGTTGGGGTACGCCGGGTCCTGGCGGCCGGTGTAGACGTAGGTGTCCTGACCGCCGCGGAGGTTGTCCTCGTACATCATGACGCCGTCGAGCTGAGTCCACACGACCGTGGGCATCGTGCTCTTCGAGCTGTAGTGCGCCATGTCAGGCAGGCCGTCGTAGCCGAGCTGGCGGAACATGCGGGACATGTTCGACAGCAGGGTCGAGGTCGTGTTGTTGGTGTACTGCAGCGACTGAGGACGCCACTGCGCCTTCTCCGAGCGGTCGATCCCTTGGATCGTGTTGCCGTACCCGGTCGGGACGCCGTTGGTGAACTCGTTGTTGAAGACGCCCAGCGAGTACGGCTGCTTGCCGGTCGTGGTGCCTTCCATCTCCGTCGCGTCCTGCTGCGCCCAGAGCTGGCGCTCCATCAGCTTGAACATGTCGATCCACATCGCCTGCTCGAGCTGCTGCTTGAAGTTGAAGTAGACCTTGTGGCGAGCCGTGCGGCCCAGACCGGCCACGTTCAGCTTCACCGTCTCGTCGTCGTAGGTGTAGCTCGCACGCATGAAGCGCCACGAGGCTTCCCACGCAGACACGGTCTGCGGTTGGCTGGGCGACTCTTCGTCACCGATGCCGTAGTAGTGCGCGGAGTTCTGATCGTCGAGCTGGATGAAGCTCTTGATCGACTTGCCACCCTGGAGGTAGTGGCGGGGGCTCTTACCGCTCAGAAGCCTGCGCCATGCAGACGACCGATAGGTGATGGCCTCCACCATCTTTCCCGGGGTGTTTAGGTACGAACTGTCCTGTGCGACCAGAAAGTCCGCGAAGACTGTCGGAATGCTCATTTGTCGAGTCCTGTCCGCCGGCTGTGGCCGACGTAGTGATGATGGGCGTCAGCGCATCAGCGAGCGGCCTTCCGCTCCAGGTCGTCGAGCAGGCTCGAGGCCCGCTCTTCAGCAGTGGCTTCCTTCGCCATCTTCTGCGACCCGGGCCGGCGTGCCGCACCACGTGTGCGTGCCGTCCGTTCTTTGGTGACCTTCGCCCTCGCGTCCCCCTCGATGGAGCTCCGCAGGATGATCCCAGCCGCATCGCTCATCGCCTCGGTCACCGACTCCATCGGGTCCATGTCCCCGTAGGAGCCGCTCGAGATGAGCTGCTGGGCCTTGGCTTGCACCTTCTGGTACGTGCCCTGGTCGGCGAGCTGCGGGAACCGTGCTTGGTCCCCTGAAGACAGCCCTGTCCGCGCCGCGGTGAACAGCAACGATCCGACGATGCGGTCGAGTTGGGTCAGGACTTCTACGCCCTGGCTCACCTGCTTCTGCACCGGCTCCGTGATCGCATCGCTGAACTTCGCGAGGGACGGCCCGATATCACTCTCGTCCAGCCCAAGAGCATCAGCGAAGTCCTTCGTGGCCGCTTGGAGGGTGACGGATGAGGGGTGGGCCGCGGACTCGACATCACCGGCCTCCTCTCCGCTCTCCTTGCGCTCACGTTGCTCCTTCAGCTCCTGCACCGTCTTCGAGTGTTCCTCGAACCTAGCGTCAGTGGCTGCCTGGCCCTCGGCCATGGCAAGCCCCTCCTTGATCACCTGCTCGCGAGATAGCGTGCCGATGACCTCCTTCGAGAGCTTCGCACGGCGGAGTGCGGAGATCGCCTTCTCGTAGTCGGCGTCCCCTTCCCCCTCCGAAGCCTCTGTCTCCGCGGCGTCGTCTGTCTCGACCTCCGCGGGTGTCTCTGCGTCCTCTGCGTCCTCTGCGTCCGCAGGGTCCTTCGCCCGCTCACCCAGCAGCCCGTCGCTGAAGTCGTGGATGCTGAGCGACTCGTCGTCGCCCTCGGGGTCGTTGTCTTCCAGCCACGAGCTCACGCCCGCGTCTACAGTGCTGTCGCCCACGGCTTCCGCGAGCGGTGTTTCGCTAGAGTCGCTCATATCGTCCATCCTCGGTTTCGGTTCGGTCGGCGTATTGGCCGTACGACTCCCCGCTGGGGAAGTGCGCCAGGCCGTCCTTGTCGTAGCTCCCGCCAGAGAGAGCGATGTCGGGCATCGCCTTCGCCGCGGCACTGCCCTCGAGCGGCAGCGAGTAGGAAGCCACAGTGTCGCGGCTCGCTCCGCGACCCTTGCCCTTGTACGTGCGCCCCACCTGGGGCATGTGGAGTTTCCCGTCCTCGCCCGTCAGAGCGTCGATGATCTCGCGACCCATCAGCCACCCGCCTTCAACTGCTGGGGACGGAGCTGCGTGGCGCTCGAGCCGGGCCCGTCCGAGGTCGTGTTCTGCGGGGTCATCAGCGCCGGGCCGGGACCACCACCCTGCAGGATCCGGGTCGGACCACTGGCCTTGCCCACACGGAACTGGGGCTGGCCGCTCGACTGCGGGGACTCGAGCTGCATCTGCGTGTGCGCGACCCGCATCTGCTGCAGGATCTCGAAGTCGAACAGGCGAGGCAACTCCGGGTAGCCCGCGGGGTCCGACACCATCTCGATCAGCCCGGGCATGTCCAGGTGCGGGTACTGGTACGCGAGCGCGGAGAGACTGCCGGCGAGCTCGATCAAGCCGAACGCGTTCTGCTTGTCCTGCTCCGGCGAGGTGTAGGCCATCGACCCCACCTCGATCTCCATCTCGAAGTCCTCCACCGCCTCGTCGTCGCCGCCGCGGAACAGGGCGTCCTGCATCCCCAGATCCTCGGACGCCTCCGGGCCCAGGGCCGCGTAGATGCGGTCGTCCTTCAGCCCGTAGTGCAGCACCCCACGGAGATCCTCCACCATGCCGTCGATGAACTTCTTCTGCGTGAAACCCTGCCGCGTGCCGGCGCTCGCCGAGGCAATCGCTGCCTCCGTCGCCGTGGTGTCGCTCGACGTGCTCCCACGCATCGTCTCCGTGATGCCCAGGTTCTCGTCCAGCGTGGCGCGCAGGCGAGCCTCCTGGGCCTGCATCTGCGAGTCGATGCCGCCGATGGTCAGCTCCATCACGCGGTCCTTGTCCAGACCCTCGTGGTAGAAGGCGTAGTCGTGCGAGCCCGACTTGATCAGGCCCACGAGGTCGGGGTCGTCGGCCAGCGCCATGCGCTTGTACGTGCGCGCCGACTGGTTGTTCGCCGCCGCAATGTCGTTCAACTCGCGCTGCTGCTCCCACGTGGCAAGCAGGCTCGAGAGCGGCCACGGGCGGTTCGGCACCGTGTACGTCCCGTACAGGTTGTGCGGCCCGCGGCGAGGGCCGAAGTAGTCCGCCTTCGGCTTCAGGTGGACGGCGTCCCCAGACGCGTTGAACGCCAACGTCGTCAGCGTGCCATGGTAGCCCTTCTCCTCCGTGTTCTCCTCGTCCACCTTGTCCCGAGGATCCCAGAACGTGTAGTAGGAGACCGGCTCGTTCGTGTCCGAGGCCGCGTTGCCGTCGAGCTCCGGGCGCGCATCACTGACGCCCTGGCCCACAGCCAGGCGCTCGATGGCTTCGAGGTCCCAGCCCTCGCGCTCGTCCTCCGGCAACTCCGCGTCCTCCTTCGCAATGTCGCGCATCACCTCGAGCTCCTCGATGGTCATGTGCCACGAGTGCTTCTTGGTGTCCCAGGACGTGGCCGTGTGGTCGAAGCCACACTGGCGCTGCGGGATGCGGAAGAGCTGGGGCCACCAGTTGGGCTCGCCCAGGTGCTGGAAGCCGGGGCGCGGCTCCATCACGATTCCGGTCATGGCCCAGTTGAACAGGTAGTCCGTGCCCACCACCTCGAGGTGGCGGTGGAAGTTCGTGTCGCGGATCCAGCGGTTCAGGTAGTGGTGCTGCGCCTTCGCCACCATCTGGTAGTTGCCCTGCCGGATCGTGCCCACGCGCACCTTGGGGTTCGCGAAAGCCAGCTTGGGCAGCACGTTCGAGATGTACCCGAAGGCCGCGTTGAACGGATCGTTCTGGGCACCAGTCACCGTGCCCGGGTCGTAGGCCGGCCCGAAGTACCGCTTCACCGCCTCGTCGAAATGGGTCAGGCCCTTGTCACGCCACGACTCGTCGCGGCGGATGCGGATCATCACCTTCTCGGGGTCGGTCCAGGCACTGGTATGCCCTGTCTCGCGAACCAATCGTTCAGTCCAAGCTTCGCATTCAAGGATTCTGGGGCGAAGTGACGGGGGCGCGCAAGGGTTATCTTCGAATGCTCCCGGTTCCAGGTGGCAGCCCCGCGGATCGTGTCGCAACCGTGGTCGATGCACCTGGGATCGGGCACCTCGCCCCCGTGAGGCAGGATCTTGCCCGGAACCCGCTCCGGGTAGATGTACGCACCGATCTCCATGAACGTCTGCCAGGGCAGCCGGGCGGCCCTGAGCTGCTCGTCAGCACCAAAGCGTAGGCAGTCCTTCAGCAGGTACATGCCCCTGGTGCCGTCAGGGCGCTCCTTCAGCAGCACCCGGACCTCGTCGATGCCCGCTTTCTCGTTCGTCACGCCCCGGGTCTTCGACCACCCTCGAGCAATGGGCCGACCCTTCGTGTGGCTCCGCAGCTTGTGGTTCAGGGCGCTCTGGTAGTCCAGATCGTGGTCCGTGAGGATGAACCGGATCGGGAACTCGTCCATGAGCTCCGCCCACATGTCCGCCCACTGCCGATGGTCGTGCTGCGTCTTGTAGACCTCCGCCACCATGTACATCCGGCTGTCCGCGTCCAGGGCCCACACCTGAGCCACCCCGGGGTCCACCATGCCGATGTCAGCAGCGCCGAAGAACTTGTGGAGTTCGCGCCTCGACTCGATCAACTCGCCCGTCTCCGGGTCGTTCCGGTCCCACGCCGGGCAACGGACGAAGTACCGACCGTCGTCCTGCTCCACCGTGGCCGCGATGTGGTGGACGTGCGGGTCCCAGGGCTCCCACACCCGCCCGTGGGTACTCGACCACTTGCCGTAGAACAGGCTCTCGAGCAGGGGGCCGTGCGTGTTCTCGCGCAGCCGGGTCAGGAACTCCACACCGAACTCCCGCCAGCTCTGCACCGCGGCCTGGTCCGCCGGCATGCCCGACTCCACCAGCCCGTTGTACTTGTCGTGGTCGAACAGCATCGGGTTGTCCGTGAACTGAGCCACGATGCGGTGCAGGACCCCGTCGTTCGCCCGCTGGTTGGCCCAGTGCCACTCGTCCGCCGGGTTGCAATCGCCCAGCAGGATGCGGAACGGCGAGCCCTGCCCGCGGAGTCCACGGTGGAGACTCTCCCACTTGTCCACCCAGGTCTGCTGCATCTCGCAGAAGTAGATGGCGTTCCACGTGGACGAGTACCACTTGCCCGGGTCGTCGAAGCCACCCAGAACCAACTTCCCACCCAGCAGCGGGTGCTCGTACGAGTCCCGGTACGCAGCTCGAGGGCCACTGGTGATCACCGGGTGATTCTCGCCCCACACCTCCTTCTCCCAGATCGGCAGGAAGGAGTCGTTCAGGCTCTTGCGGGTCTCCCGCATCACCAGGACCGTGGCCTCGGGGTAGGTGGCGAGGAACACCTTCAGCCACTCCGCGATCATGCGCGTCTTCCCGGTGCCGGCGCGGCCCTCGAACATGGCCTCGCGAGGCACGTCCTTGGGGGCGATGGTGCCGTCGATCCAGTCGAACATCTGGACCCCGTCGCCGTACGCGGTGTACGTCTTGACCGACTGGTCAGCGGTCAGCAAACGAGCTCCCGCATCGTCTGGCGCATGCGTTCCTCTTGCTCCTCCCGCGTACGCACCAGGTCCCACGCCCGCGCAGGCACGGCTCCTTGCAGCAGCGGGGGCAGGTCACGCGCCCCCCTCCCAGATGCGCTGCATCTCCGCTTCCTTCTCGTCCTCGCTCATCGCGGCCTCCTCGCGCAGCTTCGCGGCTACGAAGCGATCCAGCCCACGCCGTTTGAGCGCCTCGTCATTGCCGTAGCGCAGCACCAGCGGCTCGGGCCAGCGGTCCACGGGCAGCCAGTCGTCAGTCATGTCCAAACCCCGGCAGACCGTTGAAGTGGACAGGCTCGGTCTTCCCAGAGACCTCCTCCACCAACGCCTCGACTCGACCTTTCAGGATCGCAAAGCGGCCATTCCAGACCCCGTACTCTCCGTCCCCCAGGTCAATGACCTCTCCGACCCGATAACCCTTGTCGGGGATGAGCCTGACCGTGTGCGAGGGGTTCTCAAGGTTGCGTGAGTAGGACAGGGGGGTGCCTAGGAACGAGGGCAAGACCGAGATCGCCATGATCCGACCGATGAAGCTGCGACGATTCACGCTTCCTCCTCCCCCGGCAGCTCCGCCACCTCGGGCGGCAGCACCGCGTCCACCTTCGTCCGGTCACGCAACGTCTGCTGCGGCCCGACCTCCATGTTCACGTTCTGCGTCACCTTGCCGTCCTGGCGGTCGAAGAGCAGCGCCATGTTCGCAGGCGTCGGGTTCGCCTCCACCTCGTTCAGCCACGCCTCCATCAGGCGCTTCGCACGAGCCTGATCCATGTCGAGCGTGTTCTTGGCAAGCTCGAGCACCGTCTTCACGCCCTTCGGGCGTCCGTTCGGGTTGCCCGAATGGCCCGGCGCGAACTTGCCGTTCTTGCGCCCCTCGAAGTACTGTTTGCTCTGTTCGTCAGACATTATCAGACGCTGGGATGGATAGTAGGGAAGATCAACCCCCCGCGACCACCTCGGGCACCGCGAGCTCGAGCTCCGGCTCCTCCGGTCGCGTGCCGAACAGGTCGTCGATGCTCAACAGCAGCAGCTTGTGACCATCCATCGTCACCTTCGCACCCGCCAGCGGGTGCCAGTAGACGTAGTCGCCCTCCTGCACCGCGGTCGGGGCGTAGTCCCCGTTCGTCAGCAGCGGACCAGGGCCCACCGCGAGCACCCGCCCCTCGTGGGCGATGTACTCCTCCTTGTTCTTCACGGTGCTGGGGAGCAGCACGCCGTTGACTGCGGACGCCTCCTCGGGCTGGGCCACCGCGAGGTAGCCGCCCATCGGACGGAAGTTGAGTTCGCTCATGAGATTGTCGATTCGTGCCCTTGGCAGGTCATGTCCCAGACCAGAACGAACTGGCCGTAGGACGTGGTGTTCAAGAAGTAGACGATGCGGTAGACGTGCCCGCCCTGTGGGTCCGCGAGGTCCACGCCGTTCGAGTCTCGGAAAGTGTAGCCGTTGCCGCCGCCCTGCCACCAGCCATCGTTCACGAGGGCGGACTCCATCACATCCGCGACAGTCCCGCCCTCCTCCGTCTGCAGCGCAGTGGCCGGAGCCCCCGTGCGCTCGCCGGCGGTGAGGTCGTACACGTAGCGGTCGTAGCCCGTGCCCTTCGTAGTGTCCCCGGTGATCAGGTCACCAGCCACCAGCAGCCCGTCTGCGTCCGGCGCAGGGACCCGAGCGACAGGCCAGATGGTCTCGCCCTTGGAAAACGAGCCCTTGTAGTGGTTCTTCATTGTTGCTGCGCCTCACCGAACCCCTCGCGGAGCTCCCCGGTGAACTTGTACGCCTCCATCGTAGCCGGTTTCGAGTCCCAGGTCCCTAGTTCACCCCGGGCGGCCCAGTGCTCGAGGACGGCGCTCGAGCGCCACACCCCCATCTCGCGACCACCCCTGTACACCACCGAGAGCCCCACGGGCCACTCGAAGACCGTGTAGAAGCGGCGCTCGTCGCGGCTGGTCTCCGAGCGGGTCTCGCTCACGTTCGTGGTCGAGGTCAGCGCGAAGTCCACCTGGCCCCGCGGGCTGGTGTTGCCGACGCCGTCCGAGGAGCAACTCGCCCCCAGGATCAAGGCGTTCGTGGCGCTCCCCACCTCCGTGATGGTGGTGTTGACCACC